GCCATTTTTATATTTTATTATTGTTATAAATATTACTTGAGAAGCCAACTAATGTCTTCCTTCCCACCATATGGGTTATCTATCTTGAATGGGTTATCTGTACTGTTTCTAGAATAGACCCCAGAGTAAGCAGTTGTTGTTTTATTCATCGCATTTAATGATGCTTTTGTTAAATCTATCCCCTGTTGTCTAAATTTAAAAGCCGTATCACGCATGAACATAGCGATAGAGAATGACATAACTAAGTCATCATTATAACCAACTTGGGCTTCTGCTCTTCCGTTTTTCCAGACAAACACTTTCATTTCTTCTACCAACCTTTTAGATTGTATTGTAACCCCTTTATCACTAATATATTCTTGAAATTTACCAATTGCCATTGGTCTTGTTCTTGAAGACATTGTAAACCCCGGAGTCATTCTACTTTTATCACTATAAGCGTCAAAATACGAATCAGCTGTTATATCTCCACTCTTAGGGGAATAATAAAGATTAGTATAATTTCTATCAATAGCTACTTGAATAGTTGCCCATCCTATATTTGCGTTTTCAATTACAAGTAAGGCATTATTATATTCAGTAGCTATGCCAACTAATAAATGCCCATATTCTTTAGTGCCAATTTGGCCCTTATATTCAGCTACCTGAACATTATTGTCTACATCTATTATATGGAAGGCTGAGTAATCTTTACCATCACCCCTAGCAACATCCGCAATTACCATATATGTTCTAGAGTAATCTGCAGGTTCCCAAATCCATAAATTTTTATCTGCTCCTCTTTTTTCAAGTGGGTCTTTAAGGTAGGTTTGTTCGTAGAAGCTTATATATTCCGGGTAGAATACTATATCTCCAGATGTACTAAAATCACAGTCACATTCTTGTGCAGCCATTCTAGGATCACCCAACAGTTCATCTTGTCTATCTCTCCATTTTTGATCCCTTTCAGGGTGGACAAACCATGGAAGTTTAATAGGTAAAAATTGGTTTTCTGAATTTTCTGCTCTAACCCAAGTTTGGTGAAACCAATTACCTGTACCATAAGGAGTAGATAATGCTATACACCCACCACCAGTAGCTAGGGTTTGTTGAGCTGAAGCCCAAATTTCACCAATATTATCAATAAAAGCAGCTTCATCAATTAGTAGTAAAGAAACGGCTTCTGATCTACCAGCATCACTACTAGCAGATGTTGCTTTAATTTGAGAGCCATTTCTTAATCTTAATGTTAATTTATTATTTTCATCAGCTGGTACTTTAAGCCAAGAAGGTAAATTTTCATACATGAATTTAACCTTTGTAACCATGTTTTTAGCAGTTTCTTGCTTAGTTGCAATACAAAGAATATTTTTATCCTTATGGAATAACATCATCCATAAAGAATATCCAGCACCTAAAGTAGATATACCTAGCTGTCTAGATTTTAATACTACTGAATATGGATTTTCTTGAAATAATTTTAATACTTTTTCTTGAAATGGGTATAAGTTAAATTGAATTCTACCTCTTTGGGGATGTTGAATAAAACAATACTTTTTCATAAAATGTACTGGGTCTTTAGCACATTTAAGATATTCTTGTCTTATAATATATTTTAAATCTTCAGCCATTATTTACCTAGTTTCCAGTACATGCTAAATCCTAGTGTAGGTTGAAAATCTTGATTTAACCCTACCCCAGCACCATATATCTGTTTATTTTTAGTTTTATATAGTAATTCTCCTCCTAAATAATTTATTTGATTTGTTCTGCCTTTTAAACCAAACCCAACATAAAATTCCCTTTTATTAATATAAACAGTATTAGTTACTGTAGTAGTTGGTATTAATACATTGGGGTGAATTTCTCTAAATATTATAGAATTTTTACTTACAGTATCATTTATAACAATACTACCTAATGAATCTAAACTTAAAGTATCTGTATAAAAATATTTAGCATAATAATCTTTTAATATACTTAATGTATCAACATCAGCAGGAATAGTATCATGTACCGTGGTAACTTTAGTTCTCCACCGCGGAACATACACTAAACTATCAATTTTTAACGTATCCCATTTAGTTACAGTTTTAGTAATAATAGTTGGTTCTGTTACTACAGTACTATTTTTACCCCCACTACAAGCCCTCATAAAAAGGATAATTGCAACCAATACTACTATAAGTAGTGTTTTAATATCTTTAAAGATTTCTTTCAAGTTTTTTCTTTTCAGCTGTAAGGTCTTTTAATTCGTCCTTAATTTTATCTTTAGCATCACCCTTAGCTGATTTAAATTCTTTAGCTAGATCTTTCATCTTAGCTGTAAGTTTTTGAAGTTTAGATGCTATAGTAGATACTGAATCTTTTTTCTTAAGATCTGCAGCTGTGGGTTCTTCGTCTTCTTCTCTAATAGATAAAGAATCTAAAGCATCCATAGTACCTTCAAAACCCGGCATATCAACAGGTTTATCAAATTCTCTTTGTTTTAAAGCTGCTTGAATAGCAAATACAGCATCTTGTTCTGAATAATCATATCTTTTAGCCATTGCTTTAATAAAGCGATTTACGGCTTTTGATACTTCAGGATTTAAAGATTCAGTAGTTAATGATTGTGTTTTTTCTAACTCTTTATTTAACTCAGCTTGAGCTGCTGCTTTAGCTTTAATATCATCTGCTGATTCCTCTTCAGATAGAATTTCAACTATTTCATTTTTGAGGTATTCTTTGAATTCTTTTTTTTTCATCCTTAATATATTTTTGTTATAAATATGTTAAAGATTCATATAGTTTACCATTTGGTATATTCTATCTTCTGTACTACCTTCTAATGTATATAATTTTTTAATTCTATGAATGTATTTATTCGTTAAATTATTAATTGATCTATCAATTATTTCTCTATACTTAGCATCAGTTTCACGAACACCATTATCTTCAATTTCTACACCTTCAGGAGACACATAAAATATATAATCATATTCCCTAACTAATTGAGCAGCTAATGTTTCAAAATCTTCTTTTTCATATATATCCATTGAAGTAGAACAATTAGCAAATGCCATAACATCAATAATAGTACGATCTGTAATAATATTTTCTTGCATTAATTCACTAGCACGTTCAGCTAAAAATACGCATTGTCCTTTCAATGTTGAATCAGTATTCAATGGAATACCCATAGCCATTAATTCCTTAGAACGTTCAGTTCTAAAATTATAACCTTTAAAATAATCTAGCTCTTGTAAAGCTTTAACAAGTGTGGTTTTACCTACACTCATTGTCCCGCATAATTTAATTTTCATAATTAAAATGGTAAATTTGTATAATTGTCTTTTTGTGATGAACCCGGCATTACTCTGTAACTATCACTATCAAAGTGTTGAGTTGATACTTCAAATATAGTAGCTCCCTCTGTGAGAGCCAACATTTGGTGGGGTTGTCCTGGCATTAGGTGAATACAATCACCTTCACTCACTGTCATTTCTTCTATAGTAGCTGTTTCAGTATCAATAAATTTATACAAAAATCTACCTTTTGAAATATACCATGCTTCATCCTTTAATAGATGGAAATGCATTGAAAATTGTTTATCTTTTTTAAATACTAATAACTTACCACAATATAATTCATTATTAATAACCCATAATTCATGACCCCATGCTTTTTCATGACGATCCCCTTCATAAGGTTGTGCTTGTAATGTATGTTCTCTCATTTTAATTTCTATTTTCTCCGGCCCCACCCATAGATGTTTTATACCAGGGTAAACCTTCTCTTTCTCTCATTAACTCTGAATATTCTTCTGAATTGTATTCAATACCATTTAGAAAGTATGATTTTACAAATTCACTATCTTTACTATGAGGAACTATTGCTGGACCGTCCCATTTGTGGTGTTTCCAATGTTCTTCTCCTGCAAATCTAACCAAATGATGAGTTGCTCCTCTTGAATTAATTGTTTTGTACTCGTATGCTTTTTCTTTAGACATAACTTGTTTTGTTTAATCTTATAATATTTAAAAATGTTCGTGAAAATCGGGATAATCCTGATTTTGTTCTAATTTT